TCGCTTTCGGAAGAAGAGAACGAAACAGAAATTGAACGAGCAATCGACGAAATCGTAAAACAGGATTTCACAAACACATACAAAAAAGTAACACGATAAGTATCAAACGCGGGTATGGGGGTAGACAAATAAAACACCCCCTGCCCCTATCGCGCCGGTCTTTGATTTTTCCCCGGCGGGATTTTTTAGGGACGGTTATGGGGTATCGGTAGTATTCTCATAAGAGCCTATAAGTCGGATCCGGAAGGTTTAACTTTTTCCATTCTTTTTCTCCTTTCAAATATATTGGATTTGGTTTATAGGTTCTTATGAGGGTACTACCGTGCTCTTTTAATCATACCCGAAAATATACGGAAAGGAGCGTAAAAGGATGAAAAAGTCGAGCAATACCGGTTCTTCCGATTCGTCCAAACTCCTTCGAAGAGCATCGACGCCGGAAGCCAGAGAAAATCAACTCATAGCACTAGCAACAGATTTAGCGGAGAGACAGCTTCGCGAAGGAACTGCGTCGTCGCAAGTGATAACGCATTATTTAAAGCTCGGATCAACTAAGGAAAAACTCGAAAAAGAAATTTTAGTCGAGCAACGTAAGTTGATTAAAGCGAAAGCAGATAATATCGAATCTGCTAAACGTAGTGAAGAATTATACCGAAGTGCATTGGACGCTATGCGTAAATACAGCGGTAACGGAGGAACGGACGACGATGAAGTTTAAGACATATTTCGAACTCATCGAGTTGCCGACGTTTGCAGAACGGTTTGAATATTTGAAACTAAACGGAACGGTCGGCGACGATACATTCGGATACGGAAGATATTTGAATCAAACGCTTTATCGCTCGGTTGAGTGGAAGCGTTTTCGAAGGCAGATTATTATGCGAGATAACGGATGCGATTTGGCTTTTTCGGATAGGCCGATTTGTGAGAGAGTAGTAATAATTCATCATTTGAATCCAATTACGAAAGAACAAATTCTGAATCGTGATCCCATAATATTCGATCCGCAAAATGTTGTTTGCTGTTGTCATAATACGCATATGGCTATACATTACGGGTCATTGGAAAAAGCGGATTTTCAACTAATAGAGCGCAGAGCAAACGATACTGCTCCGTGGCGTCATTAATAAGGAGGACAAATGGACGACAGTATTCTTACATCTATAAAAAAGTTGCTCGGCATCGACAAATCATACGATGCGTTTGATAAGGATGTCATATTTCATATCAACACAGTTTTGTCGGAACTGATACAAATCGGAGTCGGTCCGAAAAATGGGTATTGTATTTCATCGGAAGAAGAACGATGGTCGGATTATCTCGGCGAAGATAACTCCGGACAGCAGATGGTCATATCGTATATTTACTTGAAAGTCAAATTACTGTTTGATCCACCTGCGAGTTCCGTCGCTGTACAGGCAATTAAAGACCAAATAAGCGAAATCGAATGGCGTTTGAGCGTTACAAATACCGATAAATAAATTGGAGGAAAACATTATGCAAAATTATTTGCAACACTACGGAACAAAGGGAATGCGATGGGGTGTTCGGCGTTATACATACGACGACGGAACATTGACCGATCTCGGTAAACGTCGATATAAGACCACCACGGCGAATATGAATACATCCAAAAAGATATTGGATGCATCTTCCGGAGCCGTAAGAAACATAAAACAAATGCACGATTCGGGTGGCGGGATGAAAAGCCGTAAAAAAGTAAATAACGATTTACGCGGTATGTCCGATCAAGATCTTAAGAACAGAGTTAATCGAATGAATCTCGAACGGCAGTATTCCGATTTAACCGCGAATCAAGTATCGAGAGGCAGAGCCAACGTAGGCGCTGTTATCGATGGTATCGGCGGCACATTGGCAATAGCCAGTTCGGCATTGGGAATCGCCATTGCCATACGCGAACTTAAAAAGTTGCCGACAAAGTAAAAGGGAGATATTCAAATGGCATTATCGAACACAGCCGTTCCGAGATATTACGGTATGTTTCGAGATGCCGTAATAAGAGGCGAAATACCGGTCAACAAAGAAATTTCTATGGAGATGAATCGAATCGATGATTTGATTGCGAATCCGGGAATATTTTATGACGACCAAGCTGTTGAGGGCTGGATAGCTTTTTGTGAGAAAGAATTAACTCTTACTGATGGCGGCGATTTGTATTTACTTGACAGTTTTAAGATATGGGGCGAACAGATATTCGGTTGGTATTATTTTGTAGAGCGTAGCGTTTACGTTCCAAACAAAGATGGCCACGGCGGACATTACGTCAATAAGAAAATCAAAAAACGCCTCATAAACAAACAGTATTTGATTGTAGCACGAGGTGCGGCAAAATCGATGTACGCTTCGTGTTTGCAAAACTATTTTTTGAATGTAGACACATCGACAACGCATCAAATTACGACGGCGCCAACAATGAAACAAGCCGAGGAAGTATTATCTCCAATACGAACGGCTTTAACTCGCGCTCGAGGTCCGTTATTTCAGTTTTTAACGGAAGGTTCGATACAAAACACAACCGGGTCAAAAGCGGATAGAGTTAAGCTGGCATCTACAAAAAAAGGTATCGAAAACTTTTTAACAGGTTCGTTACTTGAAATACGCCCGATGAGTATCGCAAAACTGCAAGGTTTACAAATCAAATGTGCGTCAGTTGACGAATGGCTTTCAGGAGATATTCGGGAAGACGTAATAGGGGCTATAGAACAGGGCGCATCAAAGGTTGATGATTATCTCATAGTCGCAATCAGTTCGGAAGGAACGGTTCGTAACGGAGCCGGCGACACAATAAAGATGGAACTTTCGGATATTCTGAAAGGCGAGTACATAAATCCTCATGTGTCTATATGGTGGTATAAACTCGATTCCATTGACGAAGTCGCCGACCCGAACATGTGGCCGAAAGCAAATCCGAATTTAGGAAAAACGGTAACGTATGAAACGTATCAATTAGAAGTCGAACGCGCCGAAAAAGCTCCAGCCGCAAGAAATGACATACTTGCGAAACGTTTTGGTATCCCGATGGAAGGGTATACCTATTACTTTTCGTATGAAGAAACACTTCCGCATCGCAAACGCGATTACTGGCAACTTCCTTGTGCGCTTGGCGCGGATTTGTCGCAAGGCGATGATTTCTGCGCTTTTACGTTTTTGTTTCCTTTATCAAATGGGTGTTTCGGAGTAAAAACGAGAAACTACATCACCACCAATACACTCGCGAGATTGCCTTCGGCAATGCGTGTTAAGTATGATTCGTTTATTAACGAGGGAAGTCTCATTGTTTTAGATGGAACCGTACTTGATATGATGCAAGTTTACGAAGATTTGGATGAGCATATTGTTCGATGCGGTTATGATGTTCGATGTTTCGGATATGACCCGTATAACGCCGCCAAATTCGTAGAACGTTGGTCGCAGGAAAACGGACCGTTTGGAATCGTAAAAGTTATACAAGGCGCAAAGACAGAATCGGTGCCACTCGGAGAATTAAAGAAACTTTCTGAAGAAAGATTACTTCTTTTTGACGAGGATTTGATGACGTTTGCGATGGGAAACTGTATCACAATGGAAGATACAAACGGGAATCGTAAACTCTTAAAACGGCGTTACGAACAAAAGATTGACGCCGTTGCAGCTATGATGGATGCTTACATAGCGTATAAAGACAATAAAGAAGCATTCGAATAGAGGAGAAATTCAAAATGGAAAACCGTAATGTAATTATTCATCATGGAATTTTGGGTCAAAAGTGGGGTGTTCGCAGATATCAGAATGAAGACGGAACATTGACAAAAGCCGGAGTGCGACATCAAAGAGCTTTGGAGAAAAAAGACACCAGATGGGCTAAACGTCACGGCGAAAAGATTACGTCTCGTGCAAAAGCAAAAAGCGCAAAAGAACTTAAAGCTTATCAAAAAGAGTTGCTTGGCGGTTCAAATGCAGTAACCAAAGCCGGTCGACTCAGTTCCGCGACGATATTGGCATACAACACGAAAATGGCGTCGCTTATGAACGAAAAGGTATCTGGGTTAAAATCTCCGTCCGGTCGTAATGTTCAATTCGTTGCAAAGCGCGGCGAAATCGGTGTTTTTATGGCTCTTGCGGATCAGGGTTATAATATTTCGCAATTAAAAAACGGAATTTACGATTCGGGCAAAGTTGCGTATAAGAAAACCGTTATAGACAAAGTCGAAACGTAAAAGGAGAATCGAATGAGAGATAAAGAAAAACCGGGTTTGGGTTCTAGGCTGAAAAACGCTTGGAACGCTTTTTTTAATAGAGATCCCCCGACCGACACATGGCAAGACATAGGAATGAATTATTCCTATCGTCCGGACCGGCCTCGTTTTACAAGAGGTAACGAAAAATCGATTGTAACGTCGGTTTATAATCGCATCGCAATCGATGTTTCGGCAATCAGCATAAGACATGTGCTTCTCGATGAAAACGGAAGATACTTAAAAAACATCGATTCGAATTTGAACAGGTGTCTTATGCTCGAAGCGAACGTCGATCAAACCGGACGCGCTTTTATACAAGATGTTGTTATGTCTATGTTTGACGAAGGTTGCGTTGCGATAGTTCCGGTAGATACAACCGTGGATCCGATAGATAACGATTCGTTTGATATTTTGAGTTTACGAACCGGCAAAATCTTGGAGTGGTATCCGAATCACGTTAAAGTTCGAGTTTATAACGAAAGACGTGCGGTAAAAGAAGATATTATTCTTCCGAAAAAGTCGATAGGTATAGTTGAAAATCCGCTTTATGCGGTAATAAACGAGCCGAACTCGACTATGCAACGGCTTGTTCGTAAACTCAATCTGTTGGACGCCATAGACGAACAGAGCGGATCCGGAAAATTGGATTTGATTATTCAATTACCGTATACGTTAAAGACCGAACTTAGAAAAGAGCAAGCCGAAAAACGCAGACGTCAAATTGAAGACCAACTTGCCGGTTCCAAGTACGGTATCGCTTACACAGATGCAACCGAGCATATAACGCAGTTAAACCGTTCGGTAGACAATAATCTTATGAAACAAATAGAGTATCTGACGAGTATGCTATATAGCCAGTTGGGAATTACTCAAGGAGTTTTGGATGGGTCTGCCGACGAAAAAACAATGCTGAATTATCAAAATCGAGCAATCGAACCTGTGGTTTCTGCGATTGTCGATGAGATGAAGCGAAAGTTTCTGACGAAGACCGCTCGTTCGCAGCATAAGTCCATTTCGTTCTTTACAGACCCGTTTAAGCTTGTTCCCGTAAATGAAATCGCAGAGATGGCGGATAAGTTTACGAGAAACGAGATAATGACGTCGAACGAAATACGACAAATCATTGGTATTACGCCTTCAAAAGATCCGAAAGCAGATGAGCTTAGAAATAAAAATCTGAGTGCGCCGCAATCGGAAAAAACGAATCCACAGGAAGGCGAAATCGAAGAAAATCAATCCGATGGAGGTAAAAATCAAAATGGTGGATAATTACGATTTCAGCGGATGGGCAACGAGGGCAGATGTTAAATGCTCCGACGGAAGAGTGATTATGAAAGATGCTTTCAAAGATGACGACGGCAGAAAAGTTCCGCTCGTTTGGAATCATCAACATAAAGACCCGGAAGAAGTATTGGGACATGCAATTTTGGAAAATCGCGGCGACGGCGTTTATGCTTATTGTTCGTTTAACGATAATCCTCGTTCTCAGAAAGCGAAAAAACTTGTAGAACACGGCGACATTGCGTCGCTTTCGATTTATGCCAATCAGTTGAAACAGCATGGATCGTGTGTTATGCACGGAAAGATACGCGAAGTAAGTATCGTATTGGCAGGGGCAAATCCGAGCGCGTTTATAGACAACATCGTTGTTCACGGAGAAGAATTGCCCGATGAAGCTATCATTTTCAACGGTAAAGAAATCGAACTGTATCATTCCGAAGAACCCACGGCAGAAGAGCCGAAAGAACAAAAAAAGGAGGAGTCCGAGAATATGGACGACAAAAAGAAGGAAAAGACTGTTCAGGACGTTATCGATTCGATGACCGAAGAACAAAAGAACGTAATGTATGCGCTCGTCGGGCAGGCATTAGAAGACAACGGTAACGACGAAAACGAAAACAATAATAAAGGAGACAACGATAACATGAAACACAATGTGTTTGAAAACGACGAAAAGAACGGCGACGGCGTACTCAGTCATGCCGAACAAATGGAAATTCTCTCGGATGCGAAGCGTTACGGCAGTTTGAAAGATGCGGTACTTC